AGCTAGGTTGGGTAATAAAAGTACCTTGGAAGAAACCCGAACCCAACGGTTTATCGACATAGCCAAGCGGGGGAATCTGCCGATACCTATAAGATACTACGCAGCTCATACGGGTAGGTGGGGTGGCTCTGATAAAATTAATATACAGAACTTACCTAGTCGCGGGCCGGACGGAAAGGCATTGAAGCAGAGCCTGATCGCACCAGAGAATCATATGCTAATCGACTGTGATTCGTCGCAGATTGAGGCGAGGGTATTGGCGTGGGTTTCAGGGCAGAACGATTTGTTGCAGTCTTTTGCGGATAAAGAAGATGTGTATATAAAGATGGCTTCACGTATTTATAACGTGCCAGAGAAAGAAGTAACCAAAGACCAGCGGTTCGTGGGTAAGACCACAATACTTGGTGCGGGGTACGGCATGGGGGCTGTGAAATTCCAAGCGCAGTTGAAGAACTTTGGATTTGAAATGGGTTTAGACGAAGCTCGACGTGTCATTAATATTTATAGAGGAACTAATGGACGTATCCACAACCTGTGGCGTGAGTCCCAAGTGTTACTTGAGAACATGGCACGAAAAACACCCATGCGTATCGGTAGCCCCAAACTGATTGAGTCTAGGGGAGATATTCCAGCGGTCACGTTACCCTCTGGACTACTGATGCACTACACCGATCTACGAGCCGACATGACGGAAGAAGGTGTGGAGTACACTTATAAAACACGAAGAGGCCGAACCAAGATCTATGGTGGAAAGTTTGTGGAGAATATCTGTCAAGCAGTAGCACGTTGTATTATTGCGGAACAGATGTTAAAGATATCAAAGAAGTACAAAGTAGTGTTGACCGTTCACGACTCATTAGTTGTGTGCGTTCATTACAATGACGTAGATATTGCGTGTGAATACGTGGAAGACTGTATGCGCGAAGTACCAGATTGGGCGGAAGGACTACCACTGGACTGTGAGTCCGGTGTCGGTAAAAGTTATGGAGAATGCGGATGAATGGAAAATACGACATATTGTTTTTAGGAACGCCTTTTATAGATGGGCATTATGATTCGGTACAGGATGCGTACTTAGCTAAAGAGTCGCACGTTGAGAAGTTTCCCAATATCGAATTTGCTATCGTAAAGACTATCCATGAGATTAGATTAGGGAAAAATATATTTTGGATTCCTAATAAGGCTGAGATAGAAGCGTTTAATAAGAGCAGAACTCCCTCGGAAAGTAAGGAGATATAATGACTAACGAGATGCAAGACAAAAAAAGGCGGCGACAGGTAAGGAATGCGGTAGAGAAGATGACCCCAAAACAGCTTCTTGAGTGCGGCCAGTTAAAAATACCTCCGCAAGACTACATAATTGTTATGAATAAGATACACATATGAGCGCATCTCCTTGGTCATTCAGTAGATTAAAAGCATTTCAGCAGTGTCCGAAGCAGTTTTACCACGAAAAAGTGATAAAGCAGTACCCTTTTGAGATGACTGAAGCAGTGCGATATGGGGATCAATTCCATAAGGCTGCGGAGGACTACATAAAGAAGGGCGAAGAACTGCCAGAAAGGTTTGTTTACGCTAAAGAATCTTTAGACATACTGAACGCCAAGAAAGGTGACAAACTTTGCGAATATAAAATGGGGCTTACTGAAAGCCTAGACCCTTGTGGGTTTAAAGCTAGAGGGGTTTGGTGGCGTGGTATAGCAGACCTAGTTATACTTAACGTAGACGATAAGCTGGCTTGGGTAGTGGATTACAAGACCGGTAAATCGTCCCGATATGCAGATAAAGGCCAGTTGGAATTGATGGCCCTTGCATTGTTTAAACATTTCCCCTTCCTTGAGAAGGTGCGAGCGGGTTTGTTGTTTGTTGTGTGTGAAGATTTTATCAAAGATACATATACAAACGATCAAGAAGATAGCCTATGGGCTAAATGGATCAGTGATATAGAGTCATTGGAGACCGCTTTTAGAACTGAAGTATGGAATCCTAAACCGAGTGGGTTATGCAAACGGCATTGCCCTGTAATTGAGTGTCCACACAACGGGAGAAATTAATGAGCCAGATAAACAGAAATAGGTTCAGGCAACAAGAGCGTAAAAGAGCTAAAAAAGCTAAACGGATGCAGAGCGGTGGTATGTATGAACGCGACTGGGATCAAGAGTATCAAACACAGTTGGCCCGTAATGAGCACAAAGATCGCATGGAGCGGCAGAAAGCTAGGCGCGGAGTGGATAAATCTGCGCGAGACAACGGCGGCGACGATAACAATAACGGTGTAGCTGATGCGAGAGAAGGGAAAGACATAGCCCATAACAAACCTTTGCGTAGTGGTGGTACAAACAAAGATGGTTACACCATAGCAAGCCGAAGCAAGAACCGTAGTAATAATGGGCAGCGGCCTAAGAAAACAAGAACAACGTAGGATTAATTACATTGCAAGTCATAGATAATAAAGCATTATTATTGAAGTTACGTGACCCTGCAAAAGTCACTAACATTATCCCTAAAAGCAAAACTTTGGAAGGTAACCAAGTCCTAGTTAACTGGGGGTTGAATGAAGCTCATGTCCTAAACAATTTAGCGATAAGCGCACCATCGCCTATCGAAGGGAGGTATGAGTGGACGGGTAAATACCCGCCGTTTGAACACCAAAAAACTACCTCGTCTTTTTTAACGCTTAACAAACGTGCGTTTTGCTTTAACGAACAAGGGACAGGTAAAACCGCCAGTGCGATTTGGGCAGCGGATTATCTTTTAAACCAGAAAGAAATAAATCGAGTATTAATTATATGCCCTTTGTCGATCATGGAATCTGCATGGAGGGATGATTTATTCACATTCGCTATGCACCGAACGGTAGATGTAGCTTATGGCTCCGCTAAAAAACGGCGAGATATCATATCAAGTGGTGTGGAATTTGTGATTATTAACTACGATGGGGTTGAGATCGTAGAAGAAGATATACGTAACGGTGGGTTTGACCTGATTATTGCAGACGAGGCCACTCACTATAAAAATGTACAGACTAAACGATGGAAAACCCTTAACCGACTCATTACACCTAGAACATGGCTATGGATGATGACAGGAACACCCGCTGCACAGTCACCTCTCGACGCATATGGCCTTGCAAAACTGATAAATCCTAACGCTGTGCCACGTTTTTTCGGCTCTTTTCGGGATCAAGTGATGCACAAGATCACTAATTTTAAATGGATTCCTAAATCGGATGCGACAGAACGAGTGTTTAACGCACTGCAACCGGCGATACGATTTACAAAAGCAGAGTGCCTTGATCTACCTGATATGGTCTATGTGAAACGTGAGGTGGAACTGACTAGACAGCAAAAGAAATACTATAAAGAACTTAGAGACAAGATGGTTATGCAAGCGGGGGGAGAGCGTATTACAGCCGTTAACGCTGCTGTCAGTATGAATAAACTTTTACAGATATCTTCAGGCGCGGTCTACACGGATGAAGGAGAAGCACTGGAGTTTGATATAAAGCACAGGTATAAAGTGCTACGAGAAGTAATCGATGAGTCTAGTAAGAAGGTTTTAGTCTTTGTACCGTTTAAACACAGCATCGATATTCTTGTAGGGAAGCTAAGGAAAGAAAACATACCTACTGAAATGATTCGTGGGGATGTGCCGGTAGGTAAACGGACGGAAATATTTAAAGCATTCCAGAAAGAAACATCCCCTCAAGTATTAATTGTTCAACCTCAAGCTGCCGCACATGGGGTCACGCTCACCGCTGCTAACACTGTAGTCTGGTGGGGGCCAGTAAGTTCTTTAGAAACTTATGCACAAGCAAACGCAAGAGTCCATCGGTCAGGCCAAGACCACAAATGCACGGTCGTACAGCTACAAGGGTCACCTGTAGAAAAGAAAATGTACGCACTATTAGATAATAGAATCAATATACACACAAAAATTGTAGATCTTTACCAAGAATTACTTGATTAAGCTATAGATAGCCATTATATTACTCTAATCATCACTAGGAGTGATTGCGTGGAAGGAAACGAAGGACACTTGGGTAAGTGCGTTAAGGCTTACCTTAAAATTAAAGCAGAACGTACCAAACTATCTGAAGACTTTAAGACAGAGGACGGAAGGTTAGAGGAGCAACAAGGTTTAATAAAGACTGAGTTGCTTAACTACTTGAAGGACAACGATGTCAAGAGTGTTAAAACAGAAGCTGGTACGTTTTATAAATCCATTAAAACTCGTTATTGGACTGGTGACTGGGAGCAGATGTACAAGTTTGTGCTTGAGCATGGGGTTCCAGAGTTTTTTGAGAAGCGCCTAAGTCAAGGCGTTATTAGAGAATTCTTGGAGGAGAATCCCGAGGCTGTGCCAAAAGGTCTAAACTCTGATAGCGAGTTTGTAGTGACAGTTAGGAAGGCAAAATGACTGATACCAATGAATTTGTTTCAATAGAAGATGTTGCAAAACATTTTACTGTAAGTGTAAGCACGGCTAGAGCTTGGGTACGGCAGGGGGCAATACCCACAAACACTTACGTTAAGATAGGTAAAACCTATCGATTCAAACTAGATGCTGTTGTGGAAGCTCTACTAGACGATAATGATAAAGCCGAAAAGAAAGAACCACACAGCCCCACTGCGCCAGTAGTAGAAGGAATCCTAGAATCATTTGAGGATGATGACTTTTGAACAGAATCAGTATCCGAGACAGCGTGTTCCGCAAGGTAACTGACAAAGGTGAGATTGTTGTTGATAATAACACCATTGACGTTATTATTGTGAACGCGGCAGGGCTATCAAGGATGTACTACAAAGGAGAGTATACCTCTTCCAGTACTTCTGCCCCTGTATGTTGGTCTTCGGATACAAGAGTTCCAGACCCTAATGTTGCGGAGAAACAATCCGCACGATGTTTTGACTGCGCTCAAAATATAAAGGGATCTGCACAGGGGAACGCTCGCGCTTGTAAATACTCTCAACGCATAGCTGTTGTGTTTGAAGATGATTTGCAAGATGTCTACCAGATACAACTACCGGCAACGGCGTTGTTTGGGGACGCGAAGAAAGGTTGGCAGTCGATGCAGAATTACGCTAAACATTTAGCGAAGCACGATACGCAAGCCACAATGGTAGTGACACGAATCACATTTGAGGAGAGTTACGTACCAAGGCTGAGATTTAGACCCATGAGGGTATTAAAGACAGCCGAATCCAGCAGGGTAGCGGAGTTGGAGAATGACCCGTCCACGATACAAGCTATAACGCTTGATGTGAAACCGAAGGTATCAATGCCTTTTGTTGAAACGGATGGGTTCGTCTTTGACGAATTTAATTAAGAAGACAGGAGAACAAAATGTCTGAAGAAAAACAAATAGTAGATCCAAACTACTTACTTAACAATGTCGAAGCATTGTATCCAAAGATTGACCGCCCTTATAAATGGGATCAGGGTGAGAATCGGTCTGTGCCATGTGATGCACTCGACGATGGGGCATCTTACGATATAAATTTTAAGATGGACAAGGCAGCGGCGGTTGCTTTAAATAAGCACATGAAAGAGTTGTATAACTCTCGGAAACAGGATGGTTGGCCTGAGTATAAGGACACTCTTCCTACTAAGCAGGGTCACCCTTTTAAAGAAGAAGATGGCGTGTTCACCCACAAGGCGAAACTTAACGCTGCATATAACGGGCAGACAACAACTAAACCCGCACAGTGGGATGCCAAGCTGAACAAACTGCCAGCAGATTTCAGGTTGACTTCCGGTAGTACTGTAAATATTTCTGTGACAGGGATACCTTACTCAGGCTCAATGGGTGCTGGTGTATCTTTACGACTGAAGATGGTACAGGTGATCAAGTTTGTACCGATGCAAGAACGCTCTCCGTTTGAAGAACAGGATGGATTCACCTTTGGTGGTGATGACAACCCCTTTAGCGTGGTTAGCGACGATACTTCTAATGCTACTTCTGATGACTCTGATGAAATTGATTTTGGAGGAGAGGAAGAGGTTGTAGAAGAACCTAAAAAGGCTGTTAAGAAATCAGCCGCACCGAAAAAAGGAAAAGCAAATATAGCTGACGTTCTGGAAGATTGGGACGACTAACTTTTTCTTGAGTTAACTATGGCTAGACCTCGGCAGGGTTGAAAGGGTAGGCTTTCGCATTGTTCTACCCCCGCCATAGTGTCTCTAAATTCGGTGGGTAGAGATGAATACAAAAGAATTTTTACAGAGGGCGTTAGCGGAAAGAGGATTCTACTGCTTACTGGCCCTTAAAAGTAGCGAAGATCGTAGGATACAAAAGTTCTACGATTCAATAGATCAGCTAATAGCAGAGGCAAATAACTTCGATAGTGCGGGTTACGATACGTACTTTGCGTTAAGTACCTTTAAAGATGATAGCTCACGTAAAGTGGGTAACATAGACCGCATACAATCATTTTTTCTTGATCTGGATTGCGGCCCTTCTAAAGAGTTTGCAAGTCAACAAGAGGCGCTAGACGGACTTCGAGAGTTCTACAGAGGCGTAGGTCTTCCTAAACCTTTTGTAGTAAGTTCTGGACGAGGTATACACGTTTATTGGTTTTTGTCAGAGTCGGTTATTTACGATGACTGGTTCCCTGTTGCGGATAGCCTAAAAAGGTTGTGCGCAGAGTACAATTTTTTAGCTGACCCTGCGGTAACTAGTGATGGGGCTAGAGTATTACGCATATTAAACACCCATAACCATAAGGATGACCCTGCTGCACAAGTATTTAAATTAGGGGTAGAGACCCCACCACTGGTTGACCTAGAAGAGTTTTCTGTATTACTGGGGGCTGACCCTCTTGCAACCCCTGCCAAAGTAGATTCGCAACCCCCAAGCGCCATTATGCAAAAACTAATGGGGAACAACGACACTAAATTTAAAAACATACTACTAAAGATACAGGATGACGTAGGCTGTAAGCAGATAGAGGCGATCATTGATGATCAAGAAAACTGTTCAGAGCCTATGTGGAGAGCGGGTCTTTCTATTGCTAAATTCTGTTCTGATTCAGATAAAGCGGTAGCCTATATATCTAAAGGGCATCCTGAGTATGACCCACAAGAAACCGCGTACAAAGTAGACTTAATTAAAGGGCCGTACCTGTGTGCTAAGTTTGATGAATTTAACCCTAGTATATGCCCCAACTGCCCTAACTGGCACAAGATAAAGTCTCCTATTTCTTTGGGTATGGAAGTGATAGAGGCTGATGAGGCAGACAATGTAGTAGAAGCACCTATGGCGGATCGGCCTGATGATTTAGTACAGACCTATACAATACCGTCTTACCCCACTCCTTATTTTAGAGGGGCTAATGGGGGTATCTATGTACGGTCGTCTACCCCAGATGGGGATGTTGATGAAAAACTTTTGTATCATAACGACTTCTATGTAGTTAAACGCATAATAGATAAAGAGACAGGCGAGGCATTAGTGATGCGCCTACACTTACCAAAAGACGGAGTACGCGAGTTTACTGTGCCCCTTACGTCTGTTACGTCTCGGGAAGAATTTAGAAAGAACATGAGTATGCAGGGTGTAGCAGTTAGCAAGATGGATGAACTTATGAATTACACAACAACTTGGGTTAATGAATTACAAGCAACCACTATGGCCGATAAAGCACATCGGCAGTTTGGATGGACGAGCAAAGAGATGAAGTCATTTGTGATGGGT